TGGCATCTCAGAGCTGTATAAAAAATCGTTTATTGCTTTTTCACGATTTTGTTTTGCGTTTGCGAGTTTTCGGTTTCGGTATGTTGCGCCTCGAGCGCTGTTGCATGGCTTACATGCTGCGACATATCCGTCTTCTATTGTTCCGCCCTTGTCTGATTCGACTAGGTGATCTAGTTCTGTTGCTGTGTTGCGTTTGCACCAATGACATAACGGTTGGTCGCGCAATAGTTCAGCGCGTGCCTGTTTGTAGATTGTTGTGTCGTGTTCGGTTAGTTTGCGTGTCATGCTCGCGCGCTTCGCTTGCGCTGACGCGGCGCTTGCGCGCCTTGTCCTCGGTAGTTGTGAGTGTTGTTTGTTGTCAAGTTCATGTCGGTGCTTTCTTTGTTTGTTAACTGTATGTCATCTGCAGGTCAAGAGATGTGTGAATGCTCCACCCACCAGATTGCCCATCCTGGTTCCCTTTGCATTCAGTCGATTATGTTTACGACTCGCCTCGGCGCTTTGCCTTGCTCATTTCGTCTTGCATGATTTAAGGCGCACCGATCTACCCACGTTTCCGTGTGTCACCAACTGCCGTGCGAATGGCTTAGGTCGTGCTACTAGCCGATTGTTTACTGTCTGGGATTGCTGAGAGTGTAGAGAATGTATTCCATGTCGCTTGGCTTCCAGACCGCTGCATGACAGCCAGCCATCTCACAAGCGTTTAACCAAATCTTTTGCCCGGGCGTCAACTTGCCCTTCTCTGCCTTCAACTCAATAACCAACGGCCGACCGCCTTGGAATGGGTGCACCATGAACAGATCAGGAAACCCCACATCACCTTGCACGTTCGTCATCCAGCGTCCTCGAGTGTTCTGTGCCGGCAGATCATGATGCACAAGCCAGCCGTAACGCTTGGCGACGCTTATCACCATGTCCTTGAAGTCGGCTTCGCTGATCTTTTGGTCAATCTTCATTAAAGCGATGCCATGTACGTCTTGTCTGCAAGATGCTTAATTGCCCAACGCACGTACTGCCTTGCCTCGTGCTGTTCAGGGTCAACCATTGAGTTGTAAACGGTCTGTAAGCGCTCAATGTTTGTGATCAGTTCTTCCAATGTCATTTCAATACCTCAATAATTCTGCTTGCTTCATGTGATTTCAACAGCTCTAACACGGCTTCATCGCTGTTCAGTTCGCGCTGGATTAACTCCAATAAGCCAAGATCATCAAGCGCTGCATCTTTAGCCAACTTTTTGATGTAGCCAATCTGCTTAGGTGTAGCAAACGCACCAGAGGGTGTGTGCATTTGCGGTTGCGGTGACGTGGTTAGGCGCTCAACCTTTTGCATCTCATTGCGTGACGGCCTAGGGCCTGATGCCGGCGCTTGAAGTGGGCAGTTGGCAATAGCGCGACCAATAGCGCTTGTTTCACAGTTCTCTACAAATGAGGTTGCGTTGACACCGCGGTCGCTTTTGATTTCTTCTGCGTAGCCCGTAGCGACTGGCACCTTGTCTTCTTTGTCGGCGTACAGTTCGCAATAGAACACGCACGCATCGCCTGTGTAGTTCATCATGGACGTGTACACGCGCCCGTTTGGATATGCAGCCCAGAACCTAACTAGACGCTGTTCTACGGTTTCGTAGTTGCTTAGGTCAAAGCCCATCAGATGCCTGCCCAAACAGATAAGCGTTGTGCATGGTCATGCGCGCCACCGCGCTGTGCGTATGCCAGTTCGCCTGTGTTGCGGATGATGCCACGTCGAGCGGCAGCGTTGAGCCGTCCAGCGATGCCCTTGGTAACTGGAAACTGATCGCCCAGGTGCTTCCAAATGTCGTCAGATGTAAAGAAGCCTTTAGTGCGCGCAACATGCACAATGGCAGCGTCAACCTCGTTTTGTTGTGGTCGTGTCCAGCGCGCATCAGCTGATGATTGTGATGCCAACATGCCCTCAATGAATGGCGCGTTCTTTCGTGCCGGCACACGGCCATCACAGACAAAGTGTGTTTTGCCTGTTATTTCAGGGTAAGCAATTTGTTCTTTGCAGATCGTGCAGGTTTTCATTAAAAGTTCGCATTGTCTTCGTCAAGTGTGATTAAAGCATCACCGCCACATGCAGCCTGTACCCACTCCATGCAATCAAGAGTGGTCAAAGGTCGCACATAAATGTCGTCATCTGCTTCGTACGGCGCGTGTTTTACATCGTTGCCTGTGTAAACGACAAAGCCAATAATTGCATTAGAAAATTGATTAACGGAATTGGGATTGTTGACAATTTTTAAGTTTTGTGAACTTGGAATTATTTGTATCACGTCGGAATCTCCTTGTAGTCGGTTTAGGAATGTGCTTGTAGTGCTTTGATTGCTAAGTCGAGTGTAGTCACATCGTGTAGTGGCATTGGTTCTTCTAATGACAACGAGTTCTTCATGCCTTTAAGTCGCTGAATAATGCTTGCGTGCGGGTTAGTGCTTATGTCTGCAATTTCGTTAATCAAATTAAAGATTGCCATGTCGTGTTTTGTTGTCATCATTTGCTCCATTACCATTCGTCGGGTTTCTTCTGATAGTTCGCCTTGATTCCATGCCACGCCTTCACTCATTTTGTTGCACTCCATGGCCCCCAGCCGTAACCGTGACGGTCTACGCCGTAATTGTAAATTGCTAACGCTGCACGCAAATTAACATCAGCCTGTAACAAGTTTTCTGCATCGGTGATAATGCCGGCATCTGTCAGCCATGGTGTCCAGAATCCGTTGATTTGCATTAGTCCGCGCGACCCGCCATTTGGGTCCTTGCTGTTGACCGCGTTTGGTATGCAACGCGACTCGCGAAACATGATTGATTCGAGCACGGTGCGCTGATCGGCAGGCCAGCCAAGGTTTACGGCAAACGCGCTAAATTGCTCACAAGCCGACGTGTACGGGTCAATGTAGATTGTTGAGCTGGTGGTCGTGGTCGGCTCAATTAGGTATGGCTGGACGCTGATCGGTGCCAGCGCAATCGTGCCAGACGGGCTCCCAGACGCGTCAGGAGCGCCCACAGCGACCGTAAAGCCAAAAACCGTACAAAGCACTAGCCCTATGATTTTTTCTGCAAAATAGTTCATCGTTTCTCCAAAGGTATGGGCTGACCCCATATTGAGGTTGCCGTTCTAAATGCGATTTGTCCCATTAGGAACTTTCCCGATTCTGGGTTGGTGAAGATTTGCACCAAGATTTCTTGACCGTTGTCCATTACTCCCGTATAGACGCTGTAGTCGAATATCTGGATGTCAGTCATTGCCTGTCCTTTTGTCGGTACTCCGACCCTAGAACATAGATCAAGCCTTAGGTGGGATTTCCCCAAACACCTTTAAGAATGCGGCTTTTACCCAGATCACCGAGTCGGCAGCCTGTGGAGTTATCTCAATGTGAAACCAATCGCCTTTTGGTGCGCCGTGGATGGTTGGCTTGTCGTACTTTTGCCATGCGTAACGATCGCAACGCCATGCTCGACCATGTGGCTCTGGGAAATAATCCAAAATACATTGCAAGCCAAGATCGTTGGCGTTAGCAACAAGTTTGTCAATAAAGACCAGCGCTTCTTTACGGCCTGCGTTTGGGTTCTTTTCAGATTTGCGATACGACAAATCAACAGCTCTGCCAGTCGCATGCACCGACAAAGACCCTGGCTTACCGCGCATGTCACGTTGACCCCAAGACCCGTTATTCCACAGCGCGCCATTCGATGCGGCAATTGCTTGCTTTATCCATTCGTTCATGCCGGCACGCGGCGCTAATGATGCGCCGTCAGCGTTGCCGATGTAGTCGCGTGCGTTTGGAACGCCTGCTTTAGCTTTGGCTATTGCCACGACCAAATGCCAGGTCTTTAGGGTTCACATATCGAATGAGAACTGGCACAAGCGCGGCGAGCGCTGCTTTGCCTAGATCGGCTGGGTCTGTATTGCCTGTTGAATACACCGCGATGACCGCTGCAATGACCGAGCGACCGTATGAGGCGAGTAGGGCTTTGTCTTTAGGCTTCAACATCTTTGGCTCCTTCTTTTGCTTTTGACTTTAGCCCGTTTGAGGCCACTAAGCCTGACAACGTGCCGGTCATAAATACGGTCAGGGTTGATAGCAAATCTATAAATGCGGAGTCGTTAGGGCTTTGATGGCCAATCGGCTGGGTCACAAACATAAGCGCATAAACAAATCCAAGCACGGTGATGGCAAACACGCTGGCAAGGATGATGCCAACTACCACGATTAGTCGAGCGTGAAGCTCCTCGGGTTTAAGGCGTGCTCTCATAAATTAAATCCCTTGTGCACGTGCCAGATGGGTTGCAGATCGGTGGTTCGCATTCTGGTTTAGTCCAGTTGGCTGGGTCTTGGCATGGATAGCGATATGAGCCGTCATAACCGCATCCCGCGCAACCCCACAAAACGACTGCGATAAGCATGCCGTAGCCGACAAGGTAACGCCATCGCATTACGACAACAATGCGTCTAGTTCAGTTTCGGATAAACCAAGTTTTTTAAGAATTGCTATTTTTGCATCTGCTTTTGCTTCAACAATTTGACGGTTTTCTTCTGCTTGAAGTTGGTCTGTGAGCCATTGCCCGTGTTCTTCTGCGGTCATTTCTCGATGTTCAACGCCGTCAAAGATAATAGGTTTTGTCATTGGTTTAACTTTCTCGGTAGCCATAAACGCGATACACCCCTGTCATGCTTGATGCCACGGAACTTATAAAAGAAAGACTGTCAAATTGTGTGGTGTTGTTTAGTAACAACCCACCAGACCTGCCGATTGCGGCTGTGCCGGCAGTATTTACTGTTGAATAAGCGCCTTCGCCCGTTGTGTAGGTTGCAATTTGTGGACTCATAACATCCAAAACTAAAGAATAGGCAGGAATGCCGCTGTCCATTTCGCCCATTGCCCATGATGTTTGGTCACCGCCAGTTGAGTTGCTCGCCGAACCAGTTGATGTAACACCAGTAAACATGGTTCCGTAACTGGCAACACTTGAATCTGCACCAGCTGCTCTCATTCGCATAGTAAAAGTTGCGTCCGCTGTTAAAGCGGTGATATTTACAATGATTCGATAATTGCGGTAGGTAGTTGTAAAAGTGCTTGCAGGCAAACTAAATGAAGTTGCGGTAGTGAAACTTGCACCTGTTACATATTGCAAGCCGCCAGCCGTCGAAAAATTGGCATTAAGCGAGGCTGCGGTTAATACTTCGCCTGCGGTGTACGTGGTTAGTGGCATAGTGCTCCTTATCCTAAAACATTCTCTGCGTCGAGTGTGCCATATACGGCGTTGTCTAATATCAACTCGTAAACAATCGTTGTTGGCGCGGTGCTGTAAAGCACGCGGTGGCCTGTAGAGAAATCCAGATAATGCTCAATGCCTTCAACAGACAGCTCTTGCGCCAACTGGGTCGTGCCAGCACCGCTTGGAAATGTCTTTTCTACGGTGATGGTGTCGCCTATTTCTAGGGTTGCCAGGGTGTCCTTTTGGGCTGTGGTCAGCATTAGGAATGCGGTTTGAACGCTGGTGTACCGTGCCTCGGGTTCAGGGTTCAACAGGTATGACGCGGCGGTGTTAATTGATGTCTGCTCGTGCAGCAGACTGTTGGTGATGCTGTTGGTTTGAATGAAGTATGTGGCAATTGAACCTGCGTCGGTGGCTGTTGCCGTGTTGCCATTCAAGCCTGTCACGACCACGCGGTTGACTACTGCGTCAGCCTCGAATGAGATGCCTACGCCGTTGTATTTGTATTCGGTGCCGTCATCATGGAAGTCGGCCACAGATGCAGACAGCGTGTTGCCGATGCGGTTTTGGAATGTGAGCACACCGTCACGGGACATGAACAGGCGACCAAACTCGGCGGTGTCGTTGATCTGGGCAATGTATTGCAGCACGTTTGTGCCAGCCTGCACGGTGTAGGAAGCGTCATGGCCGAGATTGACGGTGCCAGTTGAGATGTCACGCGCTAAGGCTGGAAAGTCAACTTCTGGCAGGTCAAGCACAGTTTCTATGCGTTCGCCTGATGTCTCTGGGGTGACGTTTAATGTGTCTAGGAATGTTTGTGCGAGTAGGTAAAACTGGTCAGCGCAATACACGGTCACGGTGTCAAGACCGCCAAGCGCAAAGTTGTAGTCGTAGTTGACAACAAATCCCGAGTACAGCAACTCGGCAACATCGATAGCGCTGTATCGAATTAACTTGACCTGGCGCATTGGTGCAAGACCAGGCTTAGATTCTGCTGTGTCGTAATACGGGCTATTTTCGTCAAACGGGTTAAAAATGCCGTCCACGTCTCGAATAGTAAATGTCATCGTGCCGGCGCTAAACGTGTCACCAATGTCGCGTCTGCCACGCTTTACGGTAATGCTCGTAGTTGAGTCCATGACGCTTGCAAACTCGGTGCTGCCGTCTAAGACATAGGTTGTGTTGTCTAAAACGCCTTTTGTTGTGTCGTCAAGAGTAAACGCGTTGACGTTAAATCCTGTAGCGATCTGCAGGTCATAATTGCCTGAATCAACAACAGCGACGCCTGGCATTAGGCAATGTTCAGAGCCAACGGCCCTGCACTCCGTGAGTAGGCGCGCAACGCGTTGACCACGGCTTGACCGATTTCGGCGCTTGTGGCAAGTCCGCCTGTGACGTTGATAGTAATTCCGCCACCTGTTTGCATGCGGTCTAATGGCACTACGGCTTCTGGGCCTGCTTCACCGATTAGCGCCAAAGTTGGGCTAGACACAATGCCACCGTCAGCTAGTCGAGGAATGCTCATGCGTCCAGGTGCAGGCGTATTTGATGTTTTGCCAAGTTGTGGAACCGGCACGGTTGGGGCTTTTGGCAGATCAGGCAACAATGGGATTGAGTTATACGCGCTAATAATTGCGTTAACTGCGCCGATTGCAGCGTTGACCATGCCGGCAAAGAACCCAATGACGGTGTTGACAATCAGGTTGATGCCGTCACGGAACCACTCAAACTTGTTGTACGCCGTTACGAGACCAACAATGAGCAATGCGATGCCTGCCGCAATAAGGCTAAACGGGTTGAGTGCCATGGCAATATTTGTGGCCACGATCGCAGCGGCAATTATGCCGATAGCAGCTGCAATTGCTAAAAATGCTTTGGGGTTGTCTTGAGCCCATGCAGCGAACTTGTTAAGCACAGGTAGCACGGCCTCAAGCACAGGCAACAATGCTGCACCGATTGATTCTTTGGTTTCGCCAAGCGAGTTGGTCAAAATCTTCATTTTGCCTGCAGCGGTTTCGGCGCTCTTGGCAGTAGCACCACCAAAGGTTCCGCCAAGCACGTCCATAATTTCGTTGAGGCTTGCGCCTTCTTTAATCATTGTTGCCATCTCTGGGGACAATGATCGCAACGCCTTAAAGTTGCCTTGGTATGCCTTGGCGAGCGCGTCTGCGACGGTGCTGGAATCGGTTTGCAGCGCTGTACTGATGTCCATGACTAGGTTCATGTCCTTCATGGCAAGGTCAACGTCTTTTGTACCGCGCACTAAAGCTTCAAGGCTCTTGCGGTACTCGGTGTCAGCAATACCAGACGCTCGAGACATTGCGCTGATCTGATCTTCAATCTGTGCGGTCTGTGCAGCGCCAGCGCCAGTCACATTTTGCAAGGTTAGGGCTAATGCCGCTTGCTCTTGCTGGTCTTCCATTGCGGCCTTGGTTGCGTCGCCGAGAGCAATAGCCAAACCGCCGAGCGCTGCAGCTGCCGGTACCGCCGCCTTCTTAATAGCAAACTGCGCTTTTTCCGATGTCGTTTCCAGTTGCTTAAATTGGGCAATAGCCTTCTTAATCCCTTTGCCGTCAAACTCTGAAATGATCGGGATATTAATTGCCATTACGCGGTCTCTCTGTTCGCTTCTTCCATGACGCGCTTGACCAGTTGTTCCATCTCGGACATGACATCACTTTGGCGTTGCTCGTACGCTTTCCACATTACTCGCGAACGACTGCCATAGCGTGCAGTTAGCGCGCGCCCTAATGAGCCAGACATTGAGGTGTCAAACATGGTGCCTGTTGCGCCTTTCCATTGAATGGCAAACGTGCCGACATTGGTTTTGTTTCCGCTGTATTCCTTGATCGCTCGAGTATTGATCTTGGCAGCGATCTTTTGTTTCATGCCAGGTATCCACGGCAAGATCTGGAACCCTGATCGGGTTTGCCAGTTGCGCGCCATACCAGACAACGGGACGCCAGTAGGCACAAGTTTGTTTGCATCGTCAATAACAGGCTGGACGATCTTTTTGTAGTCTTTGGTGATTTCTCGGCGTAAAGATTTGTCAATCTTGTTGAGGGTCTTCAAGGCATCCTTAAGCCCTACGACCTCAATCTTTGCCGATACTTCCGCCACGTTATTTCCTTTTTTTGTTTGCCTCGTTAAGCACTTTAATGACCGTTGCCATATCTCGAGCGTCAAACACGATGTCGCTAGGCCACCAACCGACCGCGACCAATATCTCTGCTAGTTGGCGGCGGTAGGTGCCGCGTCCGTAGGGTTTGGGTCTGTCTCGTCCAGTACCGGCAGAATGTCGATGTCAGGGTTTTTGCTTAGCCATTCGCGCCAGTTGTCACCAACTTGTTCGCCTTTAATTTTCAAGATCGTGTGCATCCAGCAGGCGTAATCCGAATACAACGGGTTTGCAGAGAGCTGTTGAATGTTGCGACGCTCAAGGCGTTCCCATTCAGTAACCACAAAAAGGTTCGTGTAGTAGTACTCGGGTGCGCTGTCGGGCGTGCGCTTTAACTGCAACTTGATTTTCATGTTTCTCCTATGTCGGCTTGGAGCCGTTAATTATGCGGTCGTGTCAATCGTCAACGCGCCACCCATAAACGTGAGGTCATAGGTTGACAACTCGCCAAGGGATGCGTTAATAACTGGCAACGACTCAAGGTAGCAACCAGTCAAAATAAACTTTGGGTTAGTTGCTGACTCTGCACCTGACGCTGGGGTCAAGGTGATGTTGGTCTTAGTGCCAACCAATGGGAACAACGTTGCGTAAGTTTCGGTTGCTGCAAACGACGCGTACATCGTCAAGGTCACTTCGTTGTTGACAAGGCCAGCGGTGTAACTGCGTGAGTTGGTGCCAAACGCGGTGTCTTCAAGCGCTTCAACCAAATAGGTCAATGTCGCTGCGCTGCACATGTCGGTCAAATCAACGCTGTTAATTGTAAGGACTGGGTTCGAGAGGTAAGTGCTACTGGCCATAAATGCTCCTTAGGTTATGTTCTGATAGTAGATGATTTGTGTTGCTTAGTTGTGGATTACGAAGTCTGGGCTTGGATAGCGCAATCAAGGTCATAGCACGGATACAACGCGCCACCGATCTCAAGGCTTGACGGACGACCACCCATTACAATGATCTTGGAGCCAAGCACGGTTGCAACAATGCCAAGAATCTGACGCAGTACCGGCAGACCTGCTGGGCCCGAGCCGATCACTTTGACAGGGAACTCAAGGCGCACCACGTTGCCGTTACCTGCAATGGTCGTAAAGTTTGGCGCATCCAAATAAACCGAGTTGGCGACAAGTTTGGTTGCATCATTTATTACACGGAGTCCAGTCACCGCGGTCAGCGTTGCCGTGACATCATCAATCGCTTCGTTAAACAGGTCGGTGTAAGCCATTAGGCAACCGCTGGACGTGGGATGCCAAGCAGCTGCTTGACGATCGGGGTTAGGCTTTGCTGTGGTGCCGAACCCATGCCGTCAAACGTGGCGTAGGTTGACTCTATTGAGCCCCTAGAGCGCCATAGAGCGGCGCAATACATCAAAGTGCCTAATGTTGCGTCACCGCCTGGAGAGGTCGTTAGGGAGTCGATATAGCCCGATTCCTGACGCCTTCGATATGCAAACTGGTTGCCAGCTGACACAGATTGCGTAAGCAACGTGTAATCGTCTGACGGGTTAGGAATGTTGATGCCCAAGTATGTTGCAACTTGCGCAGCTGTCACCCACGTGCAAACTGGGTCATACGAGACGGTGCCAGACGCGGCGACACGCTCAACATTGCTTGCGGTCTTTGCATAAAGCACTTGATCGGCGACCGGCATTTGATAGTCGTAGAGCAGATCGCCTTCGGTATCAACGCCAATAAACAAATACTGTGGCAATGCGCGCACCGAGTAAGTGCCGTTAAATGTGGCGTCAACGCCTGCGACCGTAATTGACTGGCCGACTGCAATCTCGCTGGGGGTCAGGAGTTGCAGTACGGCGAAGTCATCAATTAGGTACTTGTTGGTAACCGTGTATGTTGCCATGAGCGGATGCTCCGCTCTCGACTAGGCGATTGCGATTGACTTAACCTGATCGCCGTCTGCGATAAAGGTTGAGACGTAGCCGTAGTAGGAGAATGTGCGACCCAAGGTTGCAGGTACTTCTACTGACATGATTCCACGAACTTGCTCGTAGAACTCAATCGCAGATCCACGTGCTACAACCATGGTGTTGTCGGCAAATGCGCGGTCAACGACCAAGTTCAAGCCCAATGGGTTAAACGTGTTCATTTGTGTTACGCCGCCTGTGCCGAGTCCGTTGATGCCCATGAGTCCTGCTGCGCCGGTGTATGGGAAAATTGGTCGCTTGTCTCCGTCCAACTGACTTCCCATTTTTTTCCATACGTCTGGACTGACGAAAATGTGGTCAGGCAGGAAGTTGGTTGCGGTGAGGATGTCGGTTGCTGCGTCGTACAACGCTGCGATTAACGATGTTGGGTTGTCAGCTGTGACTGTCCAGGTTGATCCTGATGCTGTGTCGCCTGCGAGGATTGCGTTACATGCGACTGCGTCTGATTGCAACATGTACTGACCTGCGAGGTCTCGCAAAATGATTTCCATTGCTGCAGGTGAAGTGAAGTCGATGTCTTGTACTGACAAAGTAACTTGACCGGCAAGCGTGGTCTTGGTAACAACATTCGACGCGATTACTGGCGTGGTTGCTGATGCTGAACCAAGTTCTGATTGTGAACCTACCGAGGTGTGGGTCGTCCAAGTTGGGCGAATCCATGTCTTTGATTGTCCACCGTCTGGCATTGCGCGAGCGCCAACTGCCGTGACTACTGGACGGATGTAGTTCAAGTCATCAAATACTGGCCCAAGGACTGGTACTGGCAAAAGACCAGGTGTGTCCGTGGTAAGTACATCGCCTGCAGCTGCTTGAAGTGCTGACTGCTTTGAGATTGCAAACTCGCGTGCGGCTGCTGCAACGTTGCGGAAAGTTTCTCCGCCGATGTGCATTGCTGCGAGGTATTCGCCTGGTGTTGGCAAATCAAACTTGCGCTTGGCCTGTGCATAAATTGGTGCAGTAGGGATGGTTGCCT